ATCGCCTTGTTATAATTGCTGCTGATACTCGGCATCACATGCCCCTTGCCGCGGCTTCGGCCTGAATCGCGGCGTAGTCGATCCCCGCCGCGTTCCATTCGGCCAGCAGGGCGTCGGTCGGTTCGGCCGGCGAGCCGTTGCGCTGCCAAGCCGCGATGGCGGCCTGCACCGCGCCAGTGACGAACGTGACGCCTTTCGCGACGGTGTCTGGATTGGAAACCAGCCAGCTAATAACGGCGATAATCGCGGTCATGGCTTTGCCCCTATGTCGGCATAAATTTTCGCCCCGCCCTCGATGATCGAGACCGCGGCCGCGGTGACGTTGGTCGGCATGGTGCCGCCCGGCGGGCAGATAGCGTCGACGCCCAGGCGCACGGAATGAATGTCGGCCTTAATCGCGGGGGTCAGCAGGCCCGCGTCATCGGCCACGAAGGCGGCCTTCAGCGCACCCTTATAGAACGCATCGCATGCGTCGAGGACGACATGGACGGTTACGGTCTGTGTCTGGGGGGAAGGGGTCGGGCCGAAGGTATTGGCGAGCCATGTGCAGCCCGTGACAGAAAGCGCCAGGGCCGCAATGAACAGAAACCGTTTCATATTTGCTCCTTTGGCGGGTTAGGCGGTCGTCAGGCCATGCTCGGCCCAGAACAGCGCCTCTTGCAGTTTCGTTTTGAACAATGACCGGCAACGCGCCTGGTCGCCATCCGACTTGATCCCGTTCATTTGATAGGCGGCGAAAACGTCGTCGAGCAATTCCTGGGCCTTCGACCGGATTCGGCTGACGTCGTGGCGCTGGGCGTCGTTCAGTCCGACCGCATAGCGGAGAAAAAGACCCGCGTCGCCGCTGCCGTGTCTGCCTTGTGTGCCCGCTGACATGCCGCCCTCATGGTGACGGTGAATGACAGCCTTATATCAGCAACACGCGAGCCGCGCTATCCCCGCATCATGTGACGCCCAGGACGACCGTCGCCGGCGCGGCGCTGCGGATCCCGGCGGCGTTCACGGTCCAGACCTTGAAGGTATAGGACCCCGCCGCCAGCCCGGCGATCGTGGTGGCGAGCGTGTTGGAGTTCGTCAGATAGGGCACGTCCGCGCCCGCGCCAAGCTGATAGGCGACGTCATAGCCCGTGATCGCGCAGCCCGTGGCGGCCGTCCAGTTGACGACCACGGCGCCGGAACTCGCGACCGGCTCGATCGCCGTCACGGTCGCGGGCGCGGCCGGTGCGCCCGGCCCAGCCAGCAGGACCGGGCGAGCGGGAACCGTCGAAAGGTCCTGCAGGTTCGACCCGTCGGCCGAGCGCGCCGCAAATTTCAGATAGATGGTCGTCCCGATCAGCGCCGGGTCGTAGGGAATGACGATCGAGTTCGAGCCAATAAGCGCGAACTGGTCGCCGGCAGCATGGGCAGCAATCGCGGTCCCAAGTTGGCCGCGGCGGATATATATATCGAGGTCATACTGGCTCGGACCTGTCAGGGTGACGTCGGTAAAGTCGATAATTTCCACGACGCCGCCGGTCGTAATCATCGCCGCCGACAGGCCCGCGTCGGCGGCCTGCTGGCTAAACGGCGACACGCTACCGAAGGATTCCGACAGGTCAATCGACAGGGTATCGGTCGTATCCGGATCGCTGCCCGACGCGAAACTGGCCGTCAGGACGCCAATCGGCGACGGGCCGGGGATATCCTGCGGGTTTTGGTTATAGGTCACGCCGCCGTCTAGGCTGACCCAGACCTGGGCCGATCCCCAGAAGTTGCAGAGGCCGCCCCATGAGATTTTTATTTCGCCGTCGCCGCCTCGGGCCACGGAACCAGGGAAGAAGCGGGAACCGCCAGCGCCGCCGCCAGGCTGGCCGCCGTCGCCGCCTTTCGTGCCCGGATTATTGCCAGCAGTAGCGCCGCCGCCGCCGCCGCCGCCGCGATCTGGGTCACTTTGTCCAGCGACGCCGACGTCAGGATAAACCCCCGCGCCATGACCGCCAGATAATCCCGCGCCGTTCGTTCCGCCAGTGCCGCCGGGACTATCGCCGCCCACAGTCCCGCCGTCCGACGCGCCGCCGCCTGCTCCCGTTAGGTCTCCACCGAAAGCGTGACCGCCGACCGCGCCGTCGCCATCCGGACCGCCAGCCCCGCCGCCGCCGCCGAAATCATTGCCGCCGTCGCCGCCGCTGAACTTAATTGGCCCGATGCCGTTACTCGCCAGACCGCCGCGCCCGACGACGAACGTACTACCCGCCCACCCGCCCTCTGCCCTGTAAGTTGTCGACGTGTCGAACCAAGTGTAGACAGAGCTTTGCCCGGTGTTTTGCGTCGGGATATTAACGGGGATTACCTGACCCGGTGTGACCGCGACGTTCGTCGCTTTCGTGTATGCGCCGCCGCCGCCCGGGCAATAGTTAGCTTCGCCGCCCGGAGCCCATAGCTCGATGCTGTCGAGCAAGAAAACGCCCGGCGGAACGGTGAAGGAAGTCGTCCCGGGGCCGAGCGTCGCGCCGCCTTCGGACGTCCCGGCGCCCGCCGCGGCTATTACCAGCGCGGGGGACGTCGCGCTCATGGCCCGGCATAGGGTCGCGTCCCAGATAGCGACGATCGTCGGGCCCGGCGGGCATGACGGCGGCAAGCCGTTCGGCAAAGGAGTTTCGCTCGCATAGGGGAACGCCTGGCCGGGTAGAACTTCCTCGGCCGTGAAGGTCAGCGTCCCGCCGTCGTTTTCCTGAATTTCGCGGATCCGGACGACCAAGCCGCTGATATTCTGGGTCGCGCTGTTCAGCGTGACCTTGTCCATGGGATCGAGCGCGATCCATCGCTGGTCGGCAGTCCATGAATAGGTATTGCGGACATACAGGCGGGCAAGCTGCAGGTGCGCGGACAGCAGCGCCGAGGACTGGCTTTTGAAAAAATGATTTGTGACGATCTGGCCCGGCCGGTAGTGGAACTGCGATATCAGGGCCTCGTCCTTGGCCTCGACGACCGACGGGTTATATTGATTCGTCCGCGGCAGGCATTCGACCCTGACCGAGTTCGGCGCGTCCTCGGCCCAGGACGACCGCACGCATGAAATCGGCGTCTGGGCGTCGCCGTTTTGGTTCGGCAGATAGTCGCCGTCGTTGAATGTCGCGACCGATCCCGTCGGCGTGTAGGCCCCGCCATTGGCCGACAGCGCGACGTCGCCGTAAGACCTGATATCGAGAGTCCCGTTCCAGACGATTTCGCAGTTCAGCGCCGCGACAAGGCCGGTCAGGTAGTTATTCAGCGCCTGCGACGCCATGAGGTTGTCGGAAATGACGAGGCCGGTCGCCAGACAGTAATTGGCGAAAACGTCCATTGTCGCGACCGAGGCCGAGGGGAAGCCCGCGCCCCAATTTGGGTCACTCAATAGCGCCTTGATCCAGTCGCGAGGGTTGCAGTCCGGCAGGCCAGCGATAGCGTTCGTTAGGTCAGCGCGCCAGAGAACTTCATAGGTAAAATTCGGAAGCGCGGTCGACTGCCCGAGGTCGAAATCCGCGATCGCCTGGTAAGCCAGGCCGCGATAGGCGAGCGCCTGCGAAGGGTGACGCGAGACAATGACCGACCAGGGGTTTTGCGTGTAGGTCCCGAGAAAGACGTTGCCCAGCGACAGCGGCTTGATCTGGTCCTGATTGTTCCAATAGCCGACGAATGACGAAATCGGGCCTTCGCCGACCGACCACATAAGGGTCGCCTTGTATTTGAACGACGTCGCGCCGCTGCCGCCCTTGCCGGAACTGACGACGCCGCCCTTCCCGCCGCCGCCCTTGCCCCCGCTGTTCTGGACCGGGATTGCCTGAAAGTCGTAATAGCCGAATACCGTCGGCGCTAGGCGCGTTTGTCCGCAACCGATCTGGCGCGGCGATCCGACGATCGACGACTGGATTTTCAGCCGCGTGTCGGCGACTGCGGGCTTATTGACGTTCGACCCGGCCTTGTTGAAAAGGAAGCTCACGGCGGCGGCCAGTGTGAAAAGAATCGCGCGCCCGTTCGATTGTCGCCGAGTTGGTCGACCCGGTCACGTTGGACGCGCCCGGCCTCAAAGAGGGCGTGGACGACCTCGGGCCAGCCTGGGTCGACAATGATCGCGCCGTGCGCCAGTTGACGGCCCAGCGGCCAGAGGACCAGGTCGGCGGGCTTTGCGCGATCCTGGTCGATCGGCTTCGCGTGTTGCAGGACGATATCCCGGTACAGGGCTTCGTTCCGATGCAAAAACCAGGTCCGGTCATACTTTGGGATCGTCGGCGGCGGGATCACGCCCGCAGCCGGATAGACGAGCGCGGGCAGCATGGCGCAATCGACGCCGACGCCCTTGAGTGTGCCGCGGTCATGGTAGGGCGTCCCCAGCCAGGTCAGGGCCTCGACGACGACGGCGATCCGCTGGGCGACTTCCTGTTCGGTCCCGCAGCGCCAACGCGCGGCCTCGGCCTTGCGGTCCATGGTGAGCGCGACCAGGTCGAGGCCGTCGGCGATCAGGGTATGGGTTCGGGCGTCAAACATCAGAACGACGACTCCGGAACCGGGATATCGGGCTCGCCGCCGAAGTTCAGCAGATTGCCGAACAGGGTACAGGTCGCCTTTGTCTTGTCGCATCCCGGGTAGGCGGTGAACGGGTCGCCCGCGGCCAGCGTGAAGGGGAAGGGCGCCGAAAGCGTCATGGTCTTGGTCCCGGCATTCCACGCGATGATCATTCGCCAAAAATTCTTGTTAAGCCCGTCGGTCATTTGGATTTTTCCCAGCGCGTAGGTCGCCGAGCCGCCCGGGACAGCCAGCGCCGCGGCCGTGATCGTCGGCGGCGATAGCGCGCTCGAGGTGACGACGGCGTTCTGGGCGAAGCTGGCGGCCGGCAGCGACCCCGCATTGTTGCAGCCAGGGCCGAACAGCGTATGGGCGCAACCGTACTGAAACAGATTCACGGGCATTTCCGTGTCGAGTAGCTTCGTCAGGCTGTCGATATTCAGGACGACGACGCCATAACCGACGTCGACCTCGCCGATCGTGCCGGTGAAAATCCGATAAGCGCCGAGAGGCTTTAGAACCGCAGGCAAATATATCGGCTGGACTATCCACGCGCGATCGACCGTGACGAGCGCGTTATCCAGCATCCCGCCGCGGCAGGCCTGGGCGAAAGGTATCGACCCGATTTTGTCAGGATCGGCCGCGCCCGTGATCGCGTCGACCGTCCGCGGATAGAAGTAGACGACCCATTTGTCGACGGGCACGCCGACCGACCAATGGGCGAGCGCGCGCTTGCTCGGGTCGTCGACCCTGACGGCGCCATGAACCCAGACGTTACCCGACAGGTCCGATATATCGACGTCGGAATTCGTGTAGCGCAGGACTTGCCCGCCGACGCAATTGATCGTGTAGAGGTCGCAATAGGCCGTGTCGTATGGCGTCTTGGGCGTCCCGGCGAGCAATGCCGCGAGCGCGCCCGAGGACTGTTCGAATAGCGGGGACTTCACAGTTTTTCGCCCGAAAACGTGATTTTTTTAAGCTCGTAAAGGATTGAGTCCATTTGCGACAGGTCGGCGGAATCGTCGTCGAACCTGACAAGCCAGCGATAGGTTCCCGACCAGGACAGGGTATGACCGGCGGCAGGCGGCGTTATGAAATTGACGATCCCGCCGTTCCCCAGCGTGAAGGCGGTCGTCGGCGATCCGTTGTCTTTGACCGTGATCGGCGCGAGCGGCGACTGGATCGCCTCGGCAAAGCCGCCCGGGACCAGACGGCGCGCAAGCTGAAACGCCGTGGTCGTGCCGTCGCCGACGCCGAAAACCTGGTCGGTCGCCAGATTGTCGAGCGGGTCGGTGTAGTAGAAGGGCTGCGCGGCCGCGAGCGAGTTGAAGAAATCAAGGAAGGTCTGCCATTCCGGATGGCTCGCGAGGACGCGCAAAAAAGAATAGGTGATCGTCCACTGGTACAGGGGAATGAAATAAAGCTGGTTGACGCTGCGCGTCCCGGCGAGCGACTGGCGGCGCGCGTTCGACCATTGCGGCTTGCGCCCGCGCGGGAAGGTCAGACCGGCGGGCAGCGCCGGAAGCTCGGGGACGACGTATCCGACGCCCAGCGTGATCAGCGACCCGTCGGTCTGGGTGATCTTTCCCGCGCCTGCCGACTGCGCGAGGTAAAGGATTTGCAGCGACATGGTATCAGTCCGGGTCGCGGTAGCAGGCGATTGTCCCAGCCACAAGGTTTCCGTTGTCGGAAAAGAACCTAATTCCCGTGACGGCCGTCCCGGTCGTCAGCCAATCGCCGCCGACCCCGGCGTCGAGATGGGCCGGGGCGCTGTTTTCATATGACGTTTGGCCGGTGTAATGCTTGCGAAGCGACGTGCTGGCTAGGTTGTGCCAAATCAGGTGATAGACGTCGACCGAGAAGCCCGCCGTCGTGCCGACCGATATCGCCAGGGTATTGAACGCGACAGCGGAACCCGCGCCGTTAGAGGGCGAATTCCCCGTCGTAAATCCGAGTTGCGTCCATTCATAATTGCTGCCGGTGTCTGGCGTAAAGCTGCCCGTGGTCAAAACCCGCATTTGCAAGTTCGCGGTCGAGGTCGCGAAAGTAAGCCCGCGGATTTCGAACCGATACGAGGCGACCGACCCGTCGACGCATGTCGTGAAATCGAGGATCGCCGAGGAATTGTTCGCCGTGTGGGTCTCGGCCGCGCCTGTGCTTCCGCCGCCGCAAACGCCGCCGTCCTTGATCAGCGCGCCGGTCGTGCCGTCGAACGCCGCGCAATGGCTATCGACCGCCGAGGAAGGCCCGACGACCGACTTTGTCGACCCGCCGACATGGGTTGAATCGTAAACCTTGCCGCCGATCGTGGCCTTGTCGGCGACGATCGACTGCCCGGCATAGGCGACCAGCATTGCGCCCAGCAGGAAGGCCAGCGCGGGCGTGAGGTATTTTTTCATGGCTCAATGTCCCCTTATGACGATGACGGCGTCGATCGCGCCGGCGGAAGTGTCGGGAAGCGTGACCTTGGTCAGGATCACGGTCGAGGCCGGGCTCGAGTCCCATAGCGCGACCGCGTAATCGGTGAACGCGACCGGAAACGTATAATCTTGCGCGGTCGACTGCCAGCCCTTGAGCGTGACGACGACCTCTTTGTTCCCTAACCGGTCCCGTTGTTCGCACCATGCCGATCCCGCGATGCTTCCGGCTAATTGCGTGACGGTGTCCCACATTTGCGCGACGGCGCTCGGCGGGACCTGCTTGGGAACGCCGGCCTGAACGACGACCATGGGCTCGGTCGTGAGCGGCAGGGTGGCGGACGGTAGCGCCGCGGCCCAGGTTTCATACGGTAGGTCGGCCATGTCGTCCCCTCAATTCCTCGGGCGCAAGCCCGGGTTTTGCGTGAAGTGTCGCGCGGTATTTTTGGCGAATTCCCGCCCGTGAATTTCCAGCATACGCTTTACCGATGCCCCGTCGACGGCGTGAATGACCGGGGCATAGATAAAGCCCGCGCCCGATCCCGGCGCCGCGTCGAGGAATTTCGCCGATATGTCGGCCGGCAGCACGACCTCGTCTTGGTGGACGACCGCAAGCTGGTCGCGATCAACCACCATGCCGCCAGCCGCCGAGGCAAGGGGAAGCTGGGCCAAGACCAAGGCCTCGGCTGCGGCCGCCGGTCCAGCGGCGAGCGGGCCCAACAATGGCGCCTGGTTGGCGAACACGCCGGCGAACGCCAGGGCCGCGTCAGCCGTCACCGTGGCGGCATTGAGCGCGGCCTGTGCGGCATGAGCCGCGAGCGCGCCCGCGGTCTCGGACGTGGCGCGAACGGTCGCCTGCGCGGTCGTGGCGGCCGACATGCCGACTTCCGTCGCAATCCAGTTAGCCAGCCGCGTAAAGCCGAACTGAATAAACTTCGCCAGCAAGCCGTCGAGCAGGTTGCCGACCGCCTGCATGGCCGTCTGGGTGCCCTGTAGGATGCCGTTGGCCGATTGCGTGAGCGACGCGGTGATGGGGTCCAGCCACGCCTTGACCTCGGACGCCTGGGCTTGCGCCGCCTGGTCGGCGAGCGCCGCCATCTTCTGATTATGTTGGAGTGTCAGGTCCTCGATCTGCTGATAAAGCGTCCGCTTCTGGTCATAGGTCAGGCCATTGACGGCGAGTTCCCGTTGCAGGGCCGTGAGGTCGTTTTCATAAATCTGGTCCGTGATCGCGGTTTCCTGCGCGATCTCGTCGGACCCCGATATCAGGCCGAGCGACTGCTTTGATTTGATATGGCCGAGTTCGATTTCCAGCTTCGAGTCCGCGGCTTTCTGTTCCGAGGCAATCGCGTCCTCGTCGATTTGAATCATCCGGGCCTGGTGTTCTTTGGCCGCCGCCTCGACGACCGCCATCGCGGCCCGGTACTGCGGCCCGAGCTTTCCCCAGGTGGCCGCGACGTCGTCGGCTTCCTTTTGCGCGGCCTGGACGCGCTCGATCGAACCCTTTTCCGCTTCCTGAACGGCGAGCTGGTCCTGGGCGAGGGTTTCCTGGGCGTTCTGTAACGCGATCTGTTTATTGAGGTTGAAAATCGTGTTCTGGATATCGAACCACTCTTGGGACTTGGCCTTTGTCAGGGCGAGCTTGTCCTCCCAGAACGCCAGCTCGGCGGCCTTCGTGTCGGCGAAATAGTTGTTCGACGCCTCGAGCTGCTGTTGCAGCTCATTGCGCCAGGCCGCCAGTTGCTCGGCGCCGGTCTGCGGTGCCGTGAAGGTCTTGGTCCCGCCCGTGCCCGAACCCGTGTCCGAGGCCGCGCCCGACCCCAGACGGCTATCCCCGCCGGCGATCCCCGGGACGGCCCCGCCCTCGTTGCCGATCTTTTTCGTCAGGTCGTCGATTTTCGCCAGGTCGTCGAGGATCGCGTGTTGCTTGTCGAACCACGGATTCAATCGTTCGGCGATGGTAAAGACGTTGTTTTCCATGTCGGCGAGATGCTGCTGGGCCTCGCCGAGTTCGATTTTCAGCGTGTCGAGTTTCGTGTCGCCGATGCCCGCCATGAGATTCAGGACGTGCGCGATCGGGGCGCCGAATTCGTTCAGCTTATTGATGGCGTCCGGGATCGCGGCCGTGATCGCCAGAATATCCTGTGCGAACTCGACCAGCAGCGGCAGGAGTTTCATTATCTCGGGGACGACCGCGTCGATCGCGCCCTGGAACCCGCCGAATTTCGCAATCGCTTCCTCGCCGACCTTTTCGATGATCTTGTCGAAGATCAGTCCGAGTTCGTTCAACCCCTGCTGGAATTCCCGCGACTTCTGAATCCCTTGCTGGTCGGTCGCCAGGCCGTACTTTTCAAGGACGCTCGCGCCCTCGGCCATGACCTGATTATTCAACAGGTGAAGGTCATAGACCTGCTGAATGCTGCGGCCGAAGATCGTCAGCGACGCTTGATTGCGGTCCGTTCCTTCCTTGTACTGATTGAGGGCCGTGAGCGCGCTTTCGATAAGCTGCTGGCCGTTCAGAAGGTTGCCGTTCGCGTCCCGGGTGACGACGCCTAGCTGATTGAACGCGGACTCGTTGGTCTTGAGCTGGCGCTCGAGGCGTGTCGCGGTGCTGAGATATTCGTCGGTCCCGATGCCGGCGATTCTCATGCCGGCCGCCAGATTGTTCGCGGCCTCGTTCGTGATCCCGAGGTTGAACTGCAGGCGGTCGATTTCCTCGGCGCCGCGGGTCATGGTCTCGATCACGTCGCTGATCGCATCCTTGACGACCCGGAAGCCTTCTTTCACGGCTTCCCAATTCAGGAACGCGCCCTGAAGGCCGCCCAGCGTGGCCGTCATCTTGTCCGCGCCATCCTGGACGACCTGAACCGCGTCGTTGAAGCCGTCCCGAAGGTCGCCGGTTTGCGCGCCTAGAATGACGTCGATTCTGTCAGCCATGAGGCTTTGAGACCTTCAGTCCCATATCGGCGGGGATCCCGAGCGACCCCAGGTCGCCGCGCTTATTAGCTTTTCCCTTGGCCGTCCTACCCTTCGCGGGCGTGACCGGCTCGGGCGGTTTCCAGCCGAAATATGCCGCGACCTGTTTCATCGTCGCTTTCATGCTGGGATTATTCGCCCAGCGTTCATTCAGCAACGTCAGGCGGGGGATGGTGATCTGGTCCTCGACCTCGGCGAACGTCCAGCCGAGCGTATCCGCAAGGTCGACGATCAGCCGCTCGTAGTCGAACTTTCCCCCGCCTTGGCTTCCCCCGCGGGCTTGCTGCCCGCAGGCACGAACCCGCTAATGTCCAGCAATTGCGCGACAGCTTTCATCAGAGGCTGTAGCTCGTCGGCCTGCACTTCTTCAATCAGCCAGTCGACGGTCATGTCCGGATAGTTCCGATTGAGCGACGCCAGGATGATGATCAGGCAACCCCGGACCTTTTCCTTGAAGGTGCTGGCGCTGCGAAGCGCCATCGCGCCGGATTCCTCGATCATCACCAGTCCGGTGATATTCAGCGGGGGCGCCTGATGTTCGACGCCCCCGATCTTGACGACCACGCCGGGCCGTATAGCCATTTGAGTCTCCCTTTGTCGGTTACTCGATGGTCGACCAGGTAAAGAGCTGGCCGGCGTCGTTGACGAAACAGTCGAAGTCGATCTCGGGGATCAACCAATCCTCGATCTTGGTCTGCAGCGACCACTTGTTCGCCACGCAATTGACGAACTTGAACACGACCTCGTTCCCGTTGTACTGGCCCATGAACACGGCCTGGAAGATCGGATTGATGCCGAGCTGGGTCGCGACGATGGTCGTCTTTTGGTTCTGGCCCGCGCCCGTGCTGGTCTTGGCATAGGTGATCGTGACGCCGAGGGTCGTGTCCGCTGCCGCGAAGGTATAGACGCCGGCGCCGCTGACCGAATACTGGCCGGTCGTCGGGCCGCTCGCGACCTTGGTCAGTCGTCCGCCGCCCGGACCCGTGAGGGTGAAATAGACGCCGAGGTCGGTATCGAACGTCGCGCCGCCCGCGACCGTGACCTGATAGGGCGTGCCGGGGATCGTGTCAGTCTCGGCAGTCGGAATGACCAGCAGCCCGGTGCCGGACGCCTGGCCGAAGAAGATATCGTTGACGAGCTGTCCAGTGATTTCCGCAAACTTGGCCTTGCCCGTGACCTTCATCGAGCCGCGCGCGACGAACTCCGGAAAGTTCCGGCCGCCGAATAGCGGCTTGTTCGTGGCGGAAAAGTCGATGGTGATTTCCTGGAAGATCCCGCAGGGGAACGGCTGCCCGAGGTTCACGTCGTTGCGCGTGACCCAGAGTTGGCCCGCGCCGAATTCAACCTGGCGATTGCTGCCCGACATAGCTTTATCCTTTCATCGTGCGCGGCCGCATCGGGCTCCGGCGCCTTTCATATCACGGAATTAGAATTTTGACCGGGATCATGGCAATGGCCTGACCCTGGATCATGCCTTCGCGAATCTCGACCCGGCCCTCGATCCACGCGCGAAACACCAAACCTCCCAGGGTTTGGACGTTCAGCGCCACGTCGCCAGGCGTCGTCGGCTTCAGCGCCGACGCCACGGCCTGGATCAGCGCATTGATGGGCGGCGAGACGAGGATCGTCGGATCCGTGCCGACATTTGAATAGATGATCAGGTCGACCTCGAGCGCGACCACGGGCGGCAGGCCGCGAACGCGGCGCCAGTCCTCGGCGTTCTGAGTCATAAAAATGGCCGGCTGTTCCGGCGTCTCGGTCCAGGACTTCCAGCGGCGCGAATGCGTTTTGAAGGGCGCTGCATTCCAGACCAGATTGAACAGCGCCTCATAGATGGGTTCGCGGTCCGTGTCGTCGCCGCCGACGTTCGCGATGCTCATGGCGACCACCACGCGACGGCCGCGGCGATCAGGCAAACCACGATGATGACGCCCAGCCATATGGCGCGCTGGCTGGGGCCGCGGCCATAGTCCGGCATGGGATAGTTTGGCGACCTATAGCCCGGCGGCAGGCCCTTGCCTTTTCCCTTGCCGCCCCTCATGCCCGCACCGCAGCGGTCAGGGCCTCGCCGATAATATCGCGGATCCTCGGCGTCTGGTCGGCGAGCGCCGATCGCAGGAACGACCGCTCGGGATAGACCGCCTGGTGAGCCGAGACCGTGACCTGGATGGGTTCCGGCAACTCACGGCCGAATACCTGCGTCTGGGTCCGGATATGCTCGCGGACCGTCACGGTCAGGCCGAATTCATGCACGGCCGCATATTCGACATTGGTGCCGACGCTGGCCTGGACGCTATCCGACGTGTTTTGGCTGAGGACATTGATCGAGCGCGACAGGGTGCCGGTGCGCCGCGCCAGGGGGTCGCCGGATAGCTTGCTGGACTTGATGTAGCCCTGCAGGCCGACGGCGGCTTCCATGATGGCCGTTTCGAGCAGCGCCCTAGTCTTGGCCGGGATGCCGCGCAGCCGCGCGATGACTTCGCGCTGGCCGAGCAGATAGCCGGTGATCACCCCGTCAGCCATCAGGGGGTAAACCAGGACTTGTATTGCTGAAGGCCCGTCAGCACGTCCGGCGGCATGTCCTTGATGGCCCAGCTTACGGTCGTCGCGCCGCCGAGCGAATTCGATGTCTCGCCGATCCGCTTGCTTTCCCGGTAGCGCCAGGCGATCAGGCCGATCACGTTTTGCTCAAGATCGGTCGGGATCGTGGCATAGCCGGCCCGGTAGCTGATCTGGACGTTCTGATATCCGGCGCTGAACCCGTAGCTCCGCAGGTAGATCGTCGACTGGTCGAAGGCGAAGCCCGGCAGGTTCGGCGATGCCGATGCCGGGACGACGGTGCCGTTGATGCCGACGCCAGCGACGGAAATGATCGGGAAATTCTTGAGTACTTGCTTTTGGTGCGAGCCGCCAAGCCCGTTATAGGATTCGACGTAATCGGCGGCGAGAAAATGGCGGTTGCAATAGGTCTCGACCCAGGCCGACAGCGCCGTGATTAGCCGCTGCAGCAGGGCGTCGTCCTGGCCGACGATTCCCGCGCTCGCGTATGGCGTAAAAGCCGAGGTATCGAAGCCGACCGAAAACGAATTCGGGTCAATGACGGTCGTCGAGAACGGGACCAGGTTGATCTCGGTCATGCCGATGACCTGGGAAATCATTGCCTGCGCGCCGTTTCGCAGGTTGTGATTGGGTGCGCTGACGACGCCCGGGTTCGCTTTCGTGATCGCCGTAATGGGGACGCCCTGCATCCCCAAATACGACTTAACCGCGGAAAGCGTCGTCAGGTCGCCCATTGATCAATCGGCCTTGCTGTCGATATCCGCCTGGACCAGGGCCCGCAGGTCCTCGACCTTGGCGCTGTCCGAGACCTTGATCGAATTGTCCTCGCAATAGGCCAGCAGGTCGGCCTTGTTCATTTTCTTGACGTCTGGCGCATCTGGCGCGTCGTTCGGCTCCTGGTCGGTGGCGACATGCAAGCCGTGAGCCTTCAGGTCGTCGACCGCCGTATCGTGAACCGACACGATCCCGTTGGCGTCCGGCTTGTATTCCTTGCCGCCATGCGAAACCGTGCCGCGGTAGCCCTTGGGGACTCTCATATTGGTAGGCATTTCAAACCTCGCTTTGTGGGTTGCCCGATAAAGGGCCCGGGCGACCGAAGCCGCCCGGGGAGTTCAGAGGGAAAGCGCCGTCACAGCGCCCGAGCTTACGCCGGGGCGATGTTCGTGATCACGCCCAGCGCGGGCGGGAAATAGTGCTGCAGGACCTCGTCCGCATAGACGCCGTACTCGTATTTGCGGGTCTTGAGCGGCCATTCGAGTTGATAGTAATCCTGCCGGCAGAGAACCCGCTTCACGTTGCCGACGTTCGACAGCGGATAGGGGATCGTGTCGGTATCGAACAGGACCGTTCCCGGCGGCAGGTTCGGATGGATCTCGACCGGGATCGCCTTGGCGCCGTTCATCGTGAACGGATTGAGATAGGCCTTGACCATGACGCCGCCGGTGATCTGGCCCTGTTCAACCGTGAAGTTGAACCGCTGGGCGCCCGAGTTCGCGTTCGAAAGCACCAGCTTATTGAGGCTCTGCATTTCCTGGCTCGACACCCAGATTTTGTCGGGCGACAGGCGGTAATTGTCCCAGCGGTCTTTCAGCAGGTCGTTGAACTGGGTAATGCCGCCCGCGCCGTCGGACGTGAGCGCCGTGCCCGTGCCGACGACGCCGGTCGCCAGCGACTTGACGTAGGCGTTCGAACCGGACTTGAAGGCCTGGTAAAGCAGGCCGTCGAAAACGGTCGAGTTCTGGGACCAATCGGTCGTCCCCAGGCTCGCCGCCGTCTGGTTGCCCGCCGCGGCCGGGGTCGTGAGGATCGCGGAGTTGAGGGTCGTGATGGCGCAGATTTTTTCCGAACCCGCCAGACCGGCATACCACGCATAGCCGAGAGCGCCGGTCTGGGCCGTGACCGAGACCTTGAGCGTGTGGGTATTGTTCGAATCGTTGGCCGTCGTGACCGAGCCCGCAGCCGACTGCTTCGCCGCGCCGCCGCCATAGACCGTGACCGAGCCGTCGGCATTGACCCGCGAAACCTGGGACCGGACGCCATTTGCCCCGACGACGCCCGTGGCGTAGCCGTTCAGCGTCAGGCCGACGCAAATCACGCTATAGGTCGTATTGAACGCGAAAGTCCCGCCGGTCGTGCCATCGGTCACGGTCGGCGTCCCCGTCTGACCGAGCGGGAACGACGTGTCGCCGCCGAGCAAAAGCTGCTCCTCGGCGATCATCAGCGAGCGGAGCAAGCCCTGGACGGCGCGCGCGCGAACGTCGTCGAAGGTCGCGCCCGCGTATTGGGCTTCGAACGTGACGTAATCCTCGAGGCCGATGCCGCGGAAGGCCGCCAGATAGTCGGCCGTGGTCGAGGTGATCACGCCGCCGCGGTTGCCCTGGTCGACGCCGGGCTCCAGCAGGGTCGTATTGACGCCCGTAATCGCGCGCCAATTGGCCTGAATGCCGACGCCGCCGGTGACCCGCGGGATGATGTTGCGGAGCGGCGTCAGGACCGGGTACAGGAGCTTCGCTGGCGCCTCAAGGTCATAAGCCGTCAGGCCCGAGGTCGCCGAGCCGGACTGTAGCCAGGCCTTGGCCAGAATGTCGTCGGCGGGCTTCTGCCAGGACTGAGCGAGCGCCGCCCGGACCTTGGCTAGGGTTTCTGTCGTGAGATTGTCGATCATGGATTAGCCCCTTGTCAGCCCGGCCCCCTCAGAGGTCAACGGGCGGTGTGGCTTGCCAAAGGCCGCTATTGGCTTTGGTCCCGTCCCCGGGCCCGGGCGACCGTCCCCGGCCGCCGAATTCGTCAGCGCGTCGTCGCCGGTACGGTCCGCATGCCGCCGGCCTTGTGCGCGAGCTTGATCATTTCCGCCGCGCGCTGTTCCTCGGGCATGGCCGCCAGGCGCTTCGCCATATCGTCGATCGTCTCGTCGCCGGCGGCCTTTTCCATGGTGGAAGCGCCGTCCTGTTCCTTGGTCACGGTGACGGCCGTGCCATTGAGCGCGCCCTTGGCGGCGGCCGGCAGGGCCTCGAGTTCGGTCACGCGAGCCTTGGCCTTCGCCAGGCCGTCGACCACGCCCTTAACCCAGGCGCCCAGTTCCTCGTCGCCCTTCGCGCCGTTGGCCTTCGCCAGGGTAAGAATTTCCTGGACGACCGGGGCCAGGGCCGCGGCCTTTTTCATTTCCTCGGTCGGCGCGGCCTTACCCATGCCGCTGCAGTCCGCGCCCATGTTGGTCGCGTGATCGTGGATGGCCTGCAGCCGGTCCTTGTTCGCGCCCGTCTGCTTCCCGCTGGCCTTCGCCATGTCGCCGAGCTTGGCGGCCAATTCCATGACCACGACCACAACGTCGCTGGTGTCCATGTAGCCCTTGACGGCTTCGTTCGATTCTTCGGCCGCCCAATCGGCAAAGATGCTGGCGGCGTCGACGGCCAGCTTCTTGAGCCGGCCCGGGATCGGCGAGGCGTCGCCTTCCTCGGCGGCTTCATAGGCTGCGCTGCTGGCCGCATAGGTGATCGACATGACTACGGAACCGAAGTCCGTGACGTTCCAGATGGCCTTTTTAAGGTCGCCCGTGGCCAGTGCCTTCGCGAGGTCTGTCGGCGCGGCCGAGCCCATGGCCTTCGCCAGCGCCCCGCCGGCGGCCGCCACAAGGGCAGCCTTGGCCGGGTCGGCGACCGGCGCCTTACCCTTCACGCCATCGCGCGCGGCCTTGGCCATGGCGGCTTCCAGAACCGGCAGGTCCTCGGCCTTGTCGAGGCCGATCGCCTTGCCGATCGCGATTTTGTCGCCCTTCGCCAGGACGTCGGCCGGCAGTTCGGCCAGCTTCGCGATATGGGGCGCCAGCGTGTCGGCGGCCTTGTGGTCGGCAACTGCCTTCGCCAGCGCGCCTTCGACGTCGGCAAGGGTCCCGGTCTCGATCGCCTTCGCCAGCGCGTCGCGCGCCGCGGAGGGCTCAAGCGCCTTCGGGTTGGCGTCGAGCAATTCCTGGTAGCGTTCCGCGTCGGCCTTCTGGCCGAAGGTCTTGCCGTCGCCCGTGGCCCAGACCTGCGATAGGTTAGCGCGCGCGGCGAATTTCCGCATTTCCGTCGAACCGTCGGCCTTGACCATGCTGAAGGTCGCCGAGGGGATGCAGGGCATATCGACGAGGGAGATTTCGGACGGTCCGGCCGTGTACCGCTTGAGGCTCGGGTCCGCGACGTCGTTCCACTTTTTCATGAACCGGCCGCCGGGGGAAATGCCGGTATAGACGCCGGCCTCTACCTTGGCCCATTCCGCGTCGTCGACGACGTGCACGACGAAACTGATGCTCTTGCCCATGTCGTCATAGGCGATGGCGTCGACCCGGCCCGCGGCCGTCATGCCGTGCATGGCGCGGACGTTGCCATAAGACTTGCCGCCGCTGGCCTTGTGCATGTCGGCCGACCACTGCTCGAAATACGGCTTCGACGTCGCGTAGTCGAAAACCTCGCGCGAGCGATCCGGGGTCTCGTCAATGCTGGCCTCGACGGTCCGCTGGGCGGCGTTGACCTTGCGAAGGGGGATGAGAATGCCGTTCATGAGTCGTCGCCTTCCTCTTGGCTATCGTCGGACACAATGGCCGCGACGTCGCATCGGCAATTTATATGGGCTGGGGGCGCATCGTCCCCGGAAGCGAAATTCTCGTCGAGGCCGATCGGCCCCTGGTCGGCGTTGTCCTCGCAAAGGCCGTCGTCGTCCTTTGCATCGTAGTCGTTCGACAGCAGCCAGACCTTTTTCGACACGACCCCGGAACGGCGATATCCGTTCATGGCCCCGGTCGAGTTCGCGCGGTTGAGTTCAGTTTGCGCGATGGTCTCGGCGCGGGCTTCGCTAAAGGAATATGTCGTTTCGAGTTCGGTAGCAAGGCGGTCGCGCGACCAGCCTTCGTTGATCGCCTGGGAAACCGTGCCGCGGATCATGTCGCGGGTCGATTCGGTGATGGCCCATTTCGCGCTCGGGTTCTCGATCCAGACGCCGTCGATCTGCTTCATGCCGACGAGTTCCGCGGCGCGGGCCTGCGCGTAGTCGAGCGCGTCCTGGTGGACCTGGTCGAGTGCGTTCGTGGCCGTGACGCCAAGCTGCGCCAGGACCGCCTTGCCCGCGTCCTCGAGGACCGAAGCAAGCTGTTCCTCGGTCGGGTCGATCAGGATTTGCCAGGCGGAAAAATCCAGCGACGCGAGAATGATATCGGCCGACTGATCGGGGTCGGCGTTTTCGTCGAGGTTCTAGGCCTTT